TGGTGGATTGGAGTGCAAGCTAACTAGCCCACGTCCTGTTCCCAACAACCTACCCAAAGATGTACCTGCTAGGGGTAGAGACTACCACGGCTACGAGTTAGTTGGTAACGAGTGGGATGAGATAGCCCAAGAGATTGAGGACTACCACAACAATATCAAAGCAGTAGTGCAGAAGAAAACAAACTTTGTTAACGCAGTCAAGGAAGTTATCACTGCACATGCAACGCTATCTCCTGCATTGAAGATGTGGCCTCCACTGTGGGACTTGATACCTGAGGACTACAAAGATAGGCATCGCCAAGTAGTAGAGCGTGAGAAGAAAGAGGTCGTAGTTAATGTTGACCTTGGTACTCTGACTGCTACTGTAGTAGCCCACAAACTCACACGCTAATATGCAGTCACGTATATCAACAAAGCTAATGATACGCCTTGCTATGGAAGCAGGTGCAGACTTTTCCAAGGGGCGTGAGGGGGGTATGTATACCAACCTCAGCCTGTACAAGTACACCAAGGCATACCATGAGTATCAGGTCAAGCGTATGAAGAAAATCATACGCCAATTAATTCGAGAAGCCCTTGAAGAAGCCCTTAAACATCACAACGTGGAGGTAATACGATGACTTATTTTTACGAAGCCGCAATACGAAACTACACTCAGGCTAAACGCCTGTATGGTACATGCCGTTTCCCTGACAAGGGTAAGCCAGTCAAAGGATGGTGTCGCCTACACAAAGTAGACGAGAACTTTGAACTGCGCATGGACGGCAAAACTATCTGTGTCTTTGCACCTGACAACACGTTGACGTTTACCATGACGAGTGCTCAAGCAAAGAACTATTCCATCACACTAAGCCAAGCACTAGCCCGAGCGATACCTATCGGATGGGAGAGGGTAGCCCTCGGTCGCCATCGTGTAGTACATACCATGAGGATAAAGGGTAACGGCGCTAACCGATACGAAGCATGGCGTAACACCATGAAGGCTGAAGGTATCGAAGTATTCAACGGCATCAAATTCAATCTTGATACTGGTGAGTGCATGAACGCCAAGCCAACTACTGACGCACAAGTTGTTCCTGCTAAACGTACCGAATGGTTACGGGCATTGCGTGTGTTCAAGCGGGGACTAAAGGTACGTGCCAAGCTAGGTGTACTAGATACCATCTGCCAAGATGTTATGGCAGAACGCAAACTTACTAAGACTAGATACGACTGGGTTCAACCCGACTGGTCTAATGAAAAATGGATTGACTTGTTGTTCGATTCAATTAAAAATAACCAACACCCAACAGAGTTGCTACAAGGTTTTGCTCAGAGTGTAAGGACGTATCACTACACCACTATCAATAAAGAGACAACGCTAGAAGCGGCTGATAGTGTATGTGCTGAACTAAGCGTACAACTACGCCGTAAATTCGGTGTGTTCGGTGATGGCGAAGATGAGTATGGTGCGATATACAAATCCATAGAACAAGAGAAAGCAAAAGATGAAGTGTCCTGAGTGCAACACATGGGTGTCTGTCAAAGAAACCCGATCTCGCCCCGCCAATGCGGTGTATCGTAGGTATGAATGTGCCAACGAGCATCGCTTTACCACGTTAGAAACAGTAGTACGTGTCATCAAACCCAAGGAGAAAGACGATGAAGAAAAGTAAATCAGCGAAAGTAGCAGAGTATTTTTTGAAGCACCCCAATGCAGTACCGAAAGATGTTGGTGCTAAGTTCGTTATGCACATGCCTCAGGTGTACGGCATACGTAAGCGTGTGCTCAGTGGTTCTATGCTAGGTGATATAGCCAATCCGCAAGTCACGACCGACGCGGTAACGCAGACTGCTGATCTACAACAAGTTGGTGGTTCACACTACAAGAACATGGCCGTGCAACCTTGGGTAGCAATGGAATCATGGATGACACCCGAACAGTTTACAGGTTTCCTACGTGGCAATGCTATCAAGTATCTTGCACGATGCGATGTTAAGGGTGGCATTGACGACATCAAGAAGGCACGGCACTACATCGACAAACTTGTTGAAGTACGCAATGATGAGTAATGGTTCATCACCAATGTGGGCGACTACTGGCGGTTCAACCTTACCAATTACAGCGACAGTGGCACTGGCAGGCGGTGTCATTCAGCATGAAAACCTATCAGTCGAAGACCTGCGCAGATTTAAAGAGATGTGCGGGTTGCTTGACTACATTGCTTCTGTTGACCCCAAGTTCAAGGAATATGTGACGGCATACAGAGCAAAGAAAAGGATACTGGGATGATGGACATAGTAACCATTGACTTTGAAACCTACTACGACAAGGAGTACTCCCTGTCTAAGATGACTACAGAGGCATACGTACGTAACCCTGACTTTGAAGTCATCGGTGTAGGCGTGAAGGTAAACAACTACCCCACAGACTGGTACAGCGGAGACAACGTGGGGAAATTCCTCAACAGTCTTGACTACCGCAACAAGGCAATCCTCTGTCACCATACTGCGTTCGATGGGGCAATCCTATCGTGGCACTTTGGCATCAAGCCTAGGCTATGGCTTGACACACTCAGCATAGCAAGACCCTTACACAATCTCACAGTAGGGGGAAGCCTTGCCGCACTCACTACCTACTACGGACTAGGCAAGAAGGGTGATGAGGTTGTCCAAGCACTGGGTAAACGCAAGGCAGACTTCACACCCGAAGAACTTGCACGATACGGAGAGTACTGCAAGAACGATGTGGAGTTGACCTATGCTTTGTTCAACAAGATGAAGAAAGGTTTTCCTGTCAGCGAGTTGCTGGTCATCGACCAAACGCTACGCATGTACACCGAGCCGACCATCGAGTTGGATGTGCTTCTCTTGCGTGAACATCTTGAGGAAGTAATTGCCCGAAAGGATGGACTGATCTCAGACATGGGGTTGACTGGTGTTACCAAGGAAGTGTTGACCAAGACGCTAATGAGTAACGAGATATTCTCTAAGTATCTTATTAACCTTGGTGTCGAACCCCCGAGTAAGGTCAGCGGACGTACAGGCAAACAGGCGTGGGCATTTAGTAAGACGGACAAAGCGTTCACCGACTTACTGGAACATCCTGATGAGCGTGTGCAGAACGCAGTAGCCGCTCGCTTAGGGGTCAAATCAACCATTGAAGAAACCCGAACCGAATCCCTACTGGGTGTTGCTCAACGTGGGTGCTTGCCCATCATGCTCAACTATTATGGTGCACACACAGGGCGATTCAGCGGTGGCGATAAGCTGAACTTGCAGAACCTACCTGCACGTGGGAACAACAAGATCAGGCGTGCACTACGAGCACCCAAGGGACAAGTTCTTGTGGCTTGTGATTCGTCACAGATTGAGGCCCGCATGGTTGCGTGGATTGCAGGACAGGATGAGTTAGTCCAAGCGTTTTCCGAAGGGCGGGATGTATATAGTGAGTTCGCATCCGATGTGTATGGGCGCAGGATTACCAAGGGGGATAAGGTAGAACGGTTCGTAGGTAAGACCTGTATTCTTGGTCTTGGCTATGGCATGGGCGCAGAGAAGTTCAGACGTACCCTTGAGATAGGACAGGGCGGTGTGAACGTAGTCATCGACACCAACGAAGCCGAACGTATTGTCCGACTCTACCGACAGAAGAACCATAAGATCGTGGCACTATGGCAAAGGTGTGGACACGCACTGACCGCCATGACTCAGGGTGGTAGTGGCAACATACATCCTCTGGTTAGCTACGACAACACAGGCATCACACTCCCCAACAAGTTGCAGATTAAATACCCTGCACTACGGCAGACCAACAGCGGGTTTGAATACATCGCTGATGCACGTACCTACCGCAAGGCAGTTAAAGATCGTGTGATTACTGGGACAACGGACGAGATAAGTTGGACTCGTATCTACGGCGGCAAGGTAACAGAGAATCTGATTCAAGCACTTGCTCGTATCGTTGTGTCTGAACAGATGACTGCCATTGGTCGCCACTACCACGTGGCTTTCCAAGTCCACGATGAGATCATCATCACTGCCCCTGAAGAACAAGCGCAACACGCAGAGAAACTTATTGTCGAGATCATGTCTACCCCTCCAAGCTGGGCAAGCACGTTGCCAGTTGCATGTGAAGCGGGTACTGCAAATAATTACGGAGAAACCTGATGACTATCGCTGAAATCAAACGTACACCACGTAACACCGAAGCCCTTGCACTACTTGAGGCAATCATCAATACAGTGCAGGACAACGAGGACGCATCCAATCTCATGGTGCTTGTAAAGATTGGTGATGATTACCATCGCTACTCTACAAATCTGACTGACACCATGTCGTTAATCGCCGCTTTAGAACTGGCGAAGTTCGATGTGTTGCAACGCATGGCAGAGTAGGCTATACTGAAACTTCCAATTAAACAGAGAACCCTGAGGACACCCCTCGGGGCTATAACCTATGCGTCTTAGCCACTCTTACTCGTCCATCAAACTGTACGAGAACTGCCCATTGCGTTACTTCCGACAACGTATTGTTAAGGATGTG